TCAGTTAGACCAGAAGATTTTAACCTGTTTAGTTCTTTCTCATTTTCTTGTAGATCTAGACCAGCTTTTTGAGATTTGTCAAATCTCTTTTCGAAAACTTCTTTTGCTTTTTCTGGACCCATCAGTCTAACTGTTGGGTCAGTCTTCATCATGTCTTTGACATATTGCTGTTTTGCTTCTCTCTTCTCGAGAGCTTTATCTGCTATGCCACCGAAGAAACCAGTGCTACCTTTTTGAACGATTCCTGTTTTATCTAGGAATCCTCTAAGCGTAAAGAACTCTTTGATGTTTTCAACTCGCTCTTTAACAGCACCACCAGCGCCACCGTAAAATTTAGTTCCTGATGCCTTGTCAGTAATTCTACCAAGTTTATTTTGTTCTTTGATTAACTTAGCGAGGTCTAAGATACTCTTGTTTAAGATTTCGGTAGAGGTTAGACTTTTCTTCTCAACTTCGATCGAGTCTTTGGCTACTCTTTCGGCATCTAACCCACCAGTGCCTGATCCACCAGCGCCACCAGCAGCCTGGACTCTATCTCTGTATTCTGACAATCTAATTATAGCAGCTTTAGCCATTTTTTGCCTGTTGTTGTCTCATTTTTTCTTCTTCTAGGTACTGCACCAACATAGCGATATAGATTTCTCTTTCAAACGGTAGCATTTCCTCCAACTCAGATAAACTATATTTATGGTATTGCATTAATGCAAAATTCATCTTGTAATAATTGTGCAAATTATCGTGGCAAAGGTTAATTAAAAAAAACTATCTATTCCTGAAACTACTACAGATTGATCTTTCGAGCAGACTGGGCAGGTATAGTCTAGTTTCTTTTCCAGTTTAGGCATAGTTTCAAAAAAGTTCTGAATTCTCTTAAACTGGTCTTCTGTTAAATTCTCTAGGAACTCGATCAATTCTTTTTTAGAATATTCGTGAGCATGATGAACTTCTTCCCCAGCATAGATTACGTCAATACACTCACACATAATCTTAAATACTGAGTCGATATCACCACTCTCAAGTTTCTGAATTGTCTCCATAATATCTAACCTTGGGTATTTCATTATAACACCAACATCTTCAAATAGTCTAATGTTACTGTTATGATCTTTAGGCTTTTCAACTTTTAGTTCTGCTAAGTTTACTGATACTTTAACCTTTGCCTTCTCGTCCGAGCAAGTATCACATCTCAATACGAGTTCTACTACTTCCCCAACAGACTTTGCACGGATCTGTGAGAACATGTATTCTAAATCGAATATCGCAAGTTTTTCAATATCGATTTGTTCTTGAACACAACTCTGTAACACAGAGGTCAGAGTTGTTATCATTGTTTTTTGCTCTTCGCTTTGCTGAGCCAGCAGTAGCGCTTTTTGTTCTTTAACTAGGAAAGGTCTATACGTAACTTCTTTGTTGATTGAAGGAACCACCATTTTATATACTGGTGTTTTCTGCATAGGTAAAGCCATTATTATTCTCCTTTAGTCATATCTTTTAATAATTTATTCAAGTCAGCTGTAGTACCAACAAATAGATTATTGTTTACTGTTTTTGGTTTTTCTTTAGATTCTTTTCCTGGCTCTTCCAACTTTTTCTTCTGTTGGTGTAGATCCATTAGTTGTTGATTGACATCCGCTAGTTGCTTCATCAAATTTCCAACGACTTCAAACGCACGTGGATGTTCTGATTGACGAGCTACGTCTAGAGCATGCATAAGAGCAGTTTGACCCTGCTCTAGAAGTTCTCTTAGATTTTTCCTGCTAGTGTTGAAGTCATCCTCAACAGCAGTATCTAGTGGAAGAATCTCTCCATCATTTGTTATGATTTCGTTGTTGGGTTTAGCTGGTTCCAAATCAAACACTTTAGATAATGTATCGTTCACGTTAAATCCTTACGCAAAAAAGTTTCCAAGGTTACCAACTGCGCCTTTAGGATTTGACTTAAAGGAATTGAAGGTGTCTTGAAAACCATTAAATGAAGAGAGGTATTGACTTGCTCCAGTTGATGAAAATGGATCTGATGAGAAATAGCCACCGAGGATACTATTAAAGTCGATGCTACCATTATTGAATCCACCTGGTATTCCATTCATCATTCCTGAACCATCTAAACCAGCGAAGTCCATTGCTTGACTGAATGAGCTCGTAAATGCAGATTGCCCAACTGTGCCACCACTGTTTGCTGGTTTATGTCCATTACCGAATATACCTGTTTTAAGATCTTCAACAAACCCAGAACCAGATCTTGATGCTGGACCACTAACAACTAGAGGCTCCCACCAGCGATATTGTAAAGTTACTGCTAGTTTTGGCACCTCTTTGTTGCCATAATCAAGAGCAACAGAGCTAATAGTTTTTGGAAATGCTTCAAATAATTTAACAGTATAAGATTCTTGATTGTCTTTGTTGTAGCAGTATATTGTTACATCTCTAACATAATCTTTATAGTATCCAGCTACCCTTGTTTGGAAATCGAAAACTTTAATTCTCCAGTCATCGAAGAATTTTTTAACCATCCAGTTATTGTCTATATAAAAAGACAAATTGATTGGGTCGAACTGAAGTTCGTACGGAACTTCTCTAACTTCTCCGAAGGTTCTAGCAGGAGTCGATAGGATTGTTGTTCCAGGTAGTTGCGCATTATCGCAAAACAACCCAACAGCTTTATCTGCTCCTTTAATCGCTACAAAGTATCTGTTGGCATTAGCCATGCCAGATCGTTTAACTTCAGATATAAATTCATCTAAGGATGGGTTCATCTGATTAACTTCCTACTATCTGCCCACACTTTAGTTGTGGATGCTTTAACAAACCCTTCGACTGGAAGCATTAAAGCTGTGAACCAATCTTGAGCAGGGACTTTTCTAAACTGAGACTCTACATGAGATGTTAGATATTCTTTAATACATGGTTTTGCTAAACTGAATCTAGAAGTTCTTGCAATAGTAGCCCAAGAATATCTAATCTTAGTCATCTCATCCATGTTCTTATCTGTCGCATAAACCAACAGCCTATCCATCAGCGCTATTCTTAGTGGATATGGTAAGTAGTGCATGTTCAGTCCTAGAAATCCATTCTTAGTTCTTTCGAATGGAAACACCAGAGGGAACACGTCATAGTAAGGTAGGGTCTTTTTGTGCTTTGGGTCGTACGCAAACATGTACATGTACCCAGGAGTTACCTTATCGGAGATTAGGTTTGCCTCCATCGGTTTCATCAACCTGTTTCTTTTGATGTTCTCCGCTCTAAGCAGATTAACCTGTTGATTAAACCATGATCTTGATCTCGTTACAGCGCTTTTGTCGTAACGATACTTTTCGAACACATCTCTAAATTTGTTTTGTTTGGCCATACTATTATTTATTTCTACCTATTCCAAGCTCATTTTCAGTTAAGACTATGAAGTTCCAACCTCTATCTTTTGCCCAGTCATTGGCTGCTTTCCATTTAGCCTGATTTACCATAAAAGTTGTAGACTCCTGTATGTACCTTTTGGTCTGTTTACCTGGAAACTCTGGTGGTTGTGTTTGCTTAAATGGTTTAATCTCAACTAAATATACTTTGGTTTCTCCAGTTTTAGTTTTAACATTAATTCTAAAGTCTACAAAATATCTATGTATGGTGCTTCTGACTGGACATCTGTAGGGAATTACTGTCTCTTCCGATGACCACTTTATTACGTTTGGGTTGTGGTCGCACCAGATTGCAAATTTAGTTTCCCAACTAGACCTCATTATGATGTTCGTTGGGTCTCCTTTGTATTTTTCAGGATGGACTGGAACATATCTTCTTTTGTGGAACATAAATAATTAACATAATAAATAAACACCTTTCTATTTAGGGAAGAATAATGGCTACGAAAGCTACACAGTCAACAAAAGAGAGCGGTGGTAGAGATACTCGATACGAGATCTCATCACATCAGTACCCACAGGATCTAACAAGTAATGCTAGATATGGCGGTAATTTCGTTATGTTCTTTATTAATGTAATGTCTGATTCTAAGATTGCAACAAGCGGATCTGCTAAGATTATTAAGGATTATAAAAGTTCATCCAGCGATAGAGGGGATTTTGTCGGGCAGGGCATAACAAACGGTCAAGCTGTTTTTTCTGGTGGTATTGAGGGTGCTGCAAAAGCAGGAATTGCGACAGGTGATGTTGCTAATGCTATTAAAGGTGGAGTTATAACAGCTGCTGCTTCGGAAGTTATTCCAGACAAGGGAACTTTAACAAGACCTGTTAAACGACTAGAGACTGCAATTGCGCTTTATATGCCAAACCAGTTGAATATTAGATATGCTATGCAGTACGAAGAGGACAGCATGGCAACAACTCAAATGTTGGTTAAGGGTGGACAGGCTCTTGTTCAAGCAGCTCAAGGAAATTTCGGTAAAGCTGGTGATCAACTCCAGCCAGTTCTTTCTAACTTTGTTCTTTCATCTGGTATTGGTGGTAATGCAGCAAAAGCAATAGCGTTTGGTTCTGGTCTTGCAGCTAACCCTAAAAAGGAACAAGTCTTTAAGGGTGTTGATTTTAGAACATTTCAGTTGAGCTATCAATTTTTTCCAGTAGACAAAGATGAAGAAAGAAATGTTAGAAATATTATTCATGCATTCAAGTATCATATGCACCCAGAGTTTAAAGATGGAGATGGGTTCTTATATATCTATCCTTCAGAATTTGATATTATATACTACAGCGGTGGAGCAGAAAATAAGAATGTTCATAGACACACTTCTTGTGTGTTAAAAGAAATGAATGTTAACTATACACCACAGGGTCAGTTTAACGCTTTACGAAGTGGTATGCCAGTTCAGATTAATGTAGATATGACATTCATTGAACTTGCTCTTGCGACCAAAGACAAAATTGGTATGAGACCAGAAGATGGGGGTCTATAATGTATTTTAATAAGTTTCAAGATATCTTTTATGATTATAAGATTAAAGATAAAATTCATATCAGAGCCGTTAAGGATATTACAACAAATGTAAGAATTAAAACTAAGATTCTTTCTGATATTACTCTTTACGATTTTTATGACATGAGAGAGGGCGAAACACCAGAGATAGTCGCTCAAAAATTTTATGGAAACCCAGAGCTACACTGGGTGATCATGTTGGCAAACGAACGCTATGATTACATTGATGACTTCCCAATTGGAGCGCATCAATTAGAAAGATATATAAACTCAAAATATGGAAATCAACGCACCGCAGTCCACCATTATGAGAAAGACGGATTAATTGTTGATAATACTGTTGTCTTGGACGCAGTTGGAGTTTCTAATGCTGATTATGAGTATGCTTTAAACGATAAGAAAAGAAAAATTAAAATAATACGCCCGCAATTTGTTGGCAACTTAATACGAGAATTAGAGGATCTTATTGATAATAATCCAGGAGCAGTTTAAGGATGAGTGAACAAAATACATTAAGGTTTGCTGGTGATGTAAATTTAGTAAATTTGCAAATTATCGGAGCAAAGGGACAATTGTTAGACATTAAAAATCTAGCAATCGAGGTTCACATATATGAAGATATATTTTCCCCTTTTGTAACAGGTAAAATTATCCTTCAGGATTCCCTTGACTTGATTAACTTCTTTCCATTTGTGGGGCAAGAATTCGTTAGAGTAAACGCAAGAACCCCAGCATTTAATGATAAAAATAAGATAATTGATGAAACCTTCTATCTCTATAAGATGTCAAATAGAGAGCAAGTTGGCGACAAAGCAGTTATGTATGAACTTCATTTTGTCAGCCCAGAAGCAATTTATGATATGAATTTAAGATATAGTAAAGCATTTGAGGGAACTGGCTCTGAGGTTGTTCAGAAAATCTTTAACACAGCATTTGTTACACAGAAAAAACTTGCTGTGGTTGAACCAACAACTAACAAAAATAAATTTATCGCTTGTAATTGGAGCCCAATTAGAACAATCAATTATGTAACTAAAACTTCTTCTAATAACTCTAGATCTAATTATTTGTTTTTTGAGAACAGATATGGGTTTAATTTCACAACGATAAATAATCTGTATCAAGCTCCACCACACCAAAACTTTCAGTTGATTGCAATAACAAGAGTTATTGATCCGCAAACTGGAAGATCTGTAAGAAACCCTGATTTAGATTATACTAAAATTATTGATTTTGAAATGCCATTCGGATTCGATTATATTGATAGAACTCAAAGTGGTATGTTCTCTTCTAAAATCATTACGCATGATTATATAACGAAGAAATATTCAACCAAAACTTATAGTGTTGTAGAAGAATTCCCAAACCACCCACACTTAAATAAGTACCCAGTATTTACTAGCAACGTAGCTAGAAATAGTGGCGCTCTTATCCTAGCAGAACCAAAGCATTATGGAATTCATAACGGCTATGGAGATATCTCTAACACTAAAAACGCATTAGGTAGGTTATCGTTAACTAAGATGGCGCAAGCGTTTAGATTTAATATTACTGTTGCTGGAAGAACAGATTATACTGCAGGGCAAGTTGTTAGTGTTAAAATGCCTACGTTTGAACCACACACAGATCCAAACAATCCAGATGTTTATGATAAAATGTTTAGTGGAAACTATTTAATATCTGCTCTTAGTCACGTATTTAAAACTGATAGACATGAAACACATATGGAGTTGATCAAAGATTCGTTAATTTTTAACTTGGATGTTTAACTATGAGATTATACACAGGTGTTGTTGAAGATAGAATGGATCCGTTAAAACTCGGACGTTGTAAAGTTCGAGTTGTTGGTATCCACACAGAAATTAAAACAGTTTTGCCTACTGCAGATTTGCCTTGGGCTATGCCAATGCAACCACTTAATTCTGCTGCAATTTCTGGTATTGGGTATGCCCCAGTTGGACCAGTTGAGGGTACATGGGTTGTAGTTGCTTTCCAAGATGAAGATACTCAGTTTCCTATAATTATGGGAACTCTTGGTGGCATTCCGCAAAAAGAAGGAACTATTGAAGAAGATGAGGGGACACTAAGTTTAGTAGATCCTGGTGGAGACGGCACTGAAGAACAACAGAACACTGTTAAGCATGATAAAGATGGTAACCAAATAAGAGAAGGCATAACAGAAGTTCCACCAAAACAACCAAAAACAACAGAAAAAGATCAAGTTGTTAGTGGAGATACACATGGTAATGCGAAACCAGCTAATCAATACACAACAATTTCTGATAAGGGTTTAACTTTAATTAAAAATGGTGAGGGGTTTGCTAAGAAAATTGGAAACAATCAGGTTCAGGCATATCCAGACCCAGTATCTGGTGGTGCCCCTTA